AGTTTGAACCTCAAGGAGTTCACGGAGTTTACGGTGATGAAGCTGAAGCTAATTTAGTAGCAGAAGCTGCTTGTACCGAACTTCGTAAGCATCTAGAAGAAGTAGAGGGTAAGAAACATACCGTAACTGAAAAAATCGATAAGATAATCAATAAGCTTCAGAAAGAGATTAATTTACATATGAAAGAAGCTAGCGAAATGCCAGAGAGCGCTGACAAGTCTCACGACCTAGCTGAAAGAAAGATGGCTACCATCAAAGGTTTACGCGAAAAACGTAAAATGGTTGAGGCTTCTAAGAAGCCATTACCTGAAAAAGAAGAAAAATAATGGAACAGTACGGATTATTCATCGGAACTTTAATGCAGAGCCGTAATCAGGCTCACGTCTTTCATCTACAAACTAACTCTTATGCACAGCACGTTGCTTTGCAGGGCTACTACGAAGGTATTGTAGACCTTATAGACGGTTTAGTAGAAAGCTTTCAAGGCCGTTACGGTATTTTGCGCGGTTATAAAATGGCCGGATCTCTTAGAGAGGACGAAAATACTGTAACCTACTTCGAAGGTCTAGCTAAGTTTGTAGAAACTATCAAAGTACAGATTCCGCAAGATAGCTATATTCAGAATCAAGTAGACGAAGTAATCGACTTGATTGAATCTACTAAGTATAAGCTTAAATTTTTACACTAATGCTCGACGAAAAGAAAGGTACATGCTGCGGCAAATGTGGCCATGTTCACGTAAAGGGCACTAGTTGCCCTAAACCTTTTTTAACAGGAAAAAGTCATTGTAGCAGGAGAACAAACGAACTTCATACAATGGATCACGACGGTGCTGATGAATTTCATCAAGTACGTGCTGATGTAGAGGAAAATTATGAGACTGAAAATTTCTGTGCTGCTTGTCTTATGGAGTACTTAATGGAATATGAGCATAAGTTAGAAGAAGCCGAGTATAGAGGACGTAAGGTAACCTTAGGTAAACCGTTTTTAACCCCAGGTGGTCCTAAAAAGAGATCAGTATACGTTAAAAACGCAAAAGGAAATGTAGTAAAGGTTAACTTCGGTGATCCTAACATGAAGATAAAAAAATCAAATCCTGCACGTAGGAGAAGTTTTAGAGCAAGACATAAATGCGATAATCCAGGACCGCGTTGGAAAGCACGTTACTGGTCCTGTAAAGCCTGGTAATATGATTAAACTTCTAGATATACTAACTGAAGCAAAAGAGGAAAAAAAACCTCTCGAAGAGTTCGCCGAAACTAGAGAGAAAGGTGCTGAAAAGATAGCAAAAAACGCCAAAGAAAAAGGCGGTTTTTCTATGCTAACTTACCACCACTTTGTTGTTAAACTTCCGTACTATAAGAAAGCAGCAGAAGGAAAATTAGACTTCGAAAAAGCTAAAAAAGAGTATCACGAGCTTGTTGAAAAACTTCATAAAGCTACAAAAGGTGATATGAAAATACAGCAAGTAGAGTTTCAAAAGCTTGTCGGTAAGATTGAAGTACTAGGTGAACTTCTTATCAAAAATAAAAAATGATTAGACTTGGGGACATACTAAAAGAGATGATCGAAGAAAAAGAAGATCGCTGTCTTCGTATTGCCCGTCGCAAGTACGATAAACCTTCCGCATACCGTTCAGGTGCAATCGTTCGCTGCCGTCAAGGTAAGATCTGGAAAGGATTAAAAGAAGAAGATATTATTGAAGAAAAAGAATCCCTACACAAATGGTTTTCTAGACAAGGAGGTTCCGGGAGCAGTAAAGGGTGGGTAGATTGTAATACGTGTCGCGAAGTAGACGGTAAGAAAAAGTGTAAATCATGCGGCCGTCAAAAAGGCGAAGACAGAGCTAAGTATCCATCCTGCCGTCCAACTCCTTCTCAGTGTAGCCGTCCAGGTAAAGGTAAAACTTGGGGCAAAACGAAATGATTAAGCTGATCGACATATTAAACGAAGTTAAGGAAGGTGTTCATGATCCGGTTAAACCTGGAATTCTTAAGAAGAGACTCGGAAAACTTTCCTGTTCTAGAGTAAGATCTGCTAAATCTAAGTTAAAAGATAAAGGAACTCACTACGCAAAAGCACTTCAAAGATACCTCAATTATCACTGTTAACTATTTATTATTATGATTAAGCTAGCAGAAGCACTTGGAAAATGTAACGAATGTGGACGTGATTGGAACCACGGTCATGATCACGAAGCCTCAATGGCTAAGAATGAGTTAAGAGATATGATCTCTAACGCCTCTAAGATCGATCAAATGGTTAAGGAAGGCGATAATCTACCGGGCTGGATTTCTGCTTATATTTCTTTAGCTGCTGATTATATGCACTCAGTTGCTGAATATATGGCCGGCGAAACCAGCAGAACGGAAGAGCCAGGTCCTGGTTACAGCTTAGACGAAAAGAAAACTCGCAGTAAGAAGCAGCAAGCTGCTATTGCAATATCTTTACAGAAAGCAGGTAAAAAGCCAAAATAATATGAAACTAGACAAACTAAAAGGACACATTCCTGACGCGGTAATTGCTCAGATTCCTGAAGTAATCGCTAAATTCGGATTTGATACTCCCGTTAAGCTTGCCCATTTTCTCGCCCAGTGCGGACACGAATCAGGCGGCTTTAAAGTAGTAAACGAAAATTTAAACTACGGAGCAAAAGGCTTACAGGGTATTTTTAAGAAATACTTCCCGACACCGGAAAAAGCTAAGCTTTATGAAAGAAAGCCTGAAAAAATTGCTAACTTGGTTTATGGTAGTAGGATGGGAAATGGTCCTGAAACCAGCGGTGATGGGTATAAGTATCGTGGCCGTGGTTATATTCAGCTTACTGGTAAAGATAACTATAAAGCCTTTGACGCTGTTGTTACAGAAAATATCCTCGAAAATCCGGACCTAGTTGCTACAAAGTACCCATTACTTTCAGCTGCTTGGTTCTTCCATAAAAACTGTCTTAGTAAATGTAAAGACGCTACTGATGCATCTGTTACGGCCGTTACAAAATGCGTGAATGGCGGTACGATTGGATTGCCAGACCGTCTAAAACACTTTAAAGAGTATCACGCTCTACTAGCCTAATATGACAAATAGAGATATTATAAGAAAATTAATCCTAAATGAAGTAGAGAGGATGGAACCAAAGGTAAAATCCTTTGAAGATGATCCTATCAACTTTATTTTACAGAAGTATCCTACTCTTAAGAAAACTCTTGAGATGTTGATGACTCCTGCTTTCAAGGATTATATTACCGGCATTTATATTACTGCTCCAAAACCAACTACTTTCAAAATTGTTCTTCATAACGGACAGTATTTTCTTTTGACTTTCCTCGGAAAGGCTTATGAAGCTACCGTTGCAGGAAAGAAGTTTTACCTGCAGACAATCGGAGAAAGAGAGAGATGTATCAACGCTATAGCTAGATCATTACAGACAGGTAATCCTATTGAAACAAAGGGTCCAGAAGGATCAGAGAAGACGTCTGAACCGGAAGAGGCTGCCGAGGAAGCTTCAGCAGAAGAAACAGCAGCCGAAGAGACAGAATCCTAAAATAGCCCCTCTAAGGATAGTATCTTTAGACTGACCTGGCTCTAAAAGCCGGGTTTCTTTTTGTTGGAAATTTGAATAATTTTTCGTATTTTGGTTAAAATAAATGTTACCATGAGAATACGAAATGGAATAAAAACTATTAAAACTATCTGTGGAAAAACGATTACCTACTTACAAGAGGAAGGTAAACCAGCTAGAGCACATTCTACTACAGGTCCTGCTATAGTCTATTCCGAAGAAGAAAACAAGTCTCCCGAGTATTATCTGTATGGCGTAAAGTATACTAAGCAACGCTGGAAAGAGCTCCTATCACAGTCTAAAGTTACACCTGCCGCTGACGCTAGTCCTTTTGATCTTGCAAATTGAACTATTTATTATTAAATAATTAGTATGGAATTCAATTTAAGTAAGTTCTTAGTAGAACATAAATTAACTAAAAGATCTCGTCTTAACGAAGATGATAATACCGGCGGTATGATGAAAACCGATGCTGAAAAGGTAGAAATGGGCGATGAAGACGAAGAGATGTTCGGAGACGAACCAGAAGATAATTGGTATAAAGACGATTCTGACGATACAGGGGAGTTTGAAAAAGAACCAACTAAGAAGGATGTTGCTGAACCTGCTTCTCTTTCGGGTGTACACAAAAAGCAAGCTGATTTAAAAGCTCTCGAGGATAAAAAAGATGCATTATTAATGCAGTTAAAGAGCGGACAGCTTGGACTTGATCAGTATAAAGCAGCTATCGGTAATATACCTGCTCAAATTAAAAAATTGAGACTAGATATCGATAAAGCCCTAGGCATGACTGGTGACGAAGATGAGCTACCAGTTTAATTAGTTATAAAAACATATGAATGGCTTCACAACCAAATATAAGTGATGCAATTAAGCAAGAGCTTATAAGGTGTAAACAAGATCCGGTGTACTTCATGAAGAAGTACTACACGATTCAACACCCCACCCGGGGTAGGATGACGTTTAACCTATATCCATTTCAGGAAAAAGTTTTAAGGCTTTTACAGAGACATGATTATACGATCATAAACAAGTCAAGACAGCTTGGAATTTCCACGCTGACTTCGGCTTTTGCACTGTGGATGATGTTGTTTGAACAAGATAAAAACGTTCTTGTTCTTGCTACTACTCAAGCCACCGCAAAAAATATGGTAACTAAGGTAAGATTTGCTTACGACAATCTTCCTAAATGGATGCAGTTACCAGTTCTAGAACATAACCGTTTAAGTTTACGATTAAAGAACGGTTCACAAGTTAAAGCCGTTTCTGCAGCTACAGACAGTGCTCGTTCAGAAGCGGTATCATTATTAGTAATAGATGAGGCAGCGTTTATTGATAGAATTGAAGATATTTTTACTGCAGCTCAGCAAACTCTTGCTACCGGGGGTAGATGTATTGCATTGTCTACTCCTAATGGAGTGGGTAACTGGTTTCACAAAGAGTTTACTCGTGCACAAACTGGTGAAAATAAATTCACACCTGTCTCACTTCCGTGGACGGTACATCCGGAAAGGACACAAGAGTGGCGAGACGAACAAGATGCTAGTTTAGGTAAGAGAAATGCAGCACAGGAGTGTGATTGTGATTTTACAACCTCAGGTAATACCTTCCTTGAACCGGATACTCTTAATTGGTACCAACTCAATACAGTAAGAGAACCTAAAGAGAGAAGAGATGCTGGACAAGCTTACTGGCTATGGGACTATCCTAACCCGATGAGTACTTATGCCGTGTTTGCAGACGTAGCAAGAGGCGATGGAGCAGACTTTTCTACCTTTCACGTTATTGAAGTTGATACTGCTACTCAAGTAGCTGAATACAAAGATCAAATAGGTACGAAAGAGTTTGCACGCAAGCTAGTTTCAGTAGCGATTGAATGGAACAACGCTATGCTTGTGGTTGAAAATGCAAACATTGGATGGGACGTAGTTACAACGATTCAAGAAATGGGATATCCAGGACTGTACTACTCTCCTAAATCTGAAATTATCGGTACACAGATTGAACTCTACGTCGAAAAGTTCGATAGAGGAGATGGAATGGTACCAGGATTTAGTATGAATCAAAGAACTCGACCACTTGTGCTTGAGAAAGCTAGATCGTTTATGGAAGAAAAAAGCGTAACGATTAGATCACAGAGGTTGTTGGATGAGTTACGAGTGTTTATCTGGAAAAACGGTAAAGCACAAGCCTTGCAAGGTTATAATGATGACCTAGTCATGGCATACGGTATTGGACTATTTTTACGCGATACAGCTATACGTTTTCGTCAAACAGCTATGGACTTAGCTTATGCTAGTCTCAATAGCTACACTAAGACTTCACAGGATTTTCAAGTATATACTCCAAATTCACACAATAATCAAAACAATCCCTGGAAAATGCAAGTAGGAGATCAACAGGATGATATCACTTGGCTTTTAGGATAAAGATATTTATTAGATATGGCAGATCAACAACCACAAAGGAACTTATTTTCCGCATTAAAACGCTTGTTTTCCACGGATGTTATCATCCGAAACGATGGTGGAGAGCTAAAAACTGTGGATGTAGACCGGATTCAGGTTGATGGCGTTCTTCAAACCAACGCACTTGTTGACCGCTTTAACCGTATTTACACTACTTCTACGTCTTATGGCGTAAATCTTAATTTATCTCAGAACTATCAGAGTGCACGTGTGCAGATTTATGCTGACTACGAAGCTATGGATACAGATCCAATTGTTGCTTCAGCTCTCGATATTATCGCCGATGAGTGTACTCTTAAGAACACCCAGGGAGAAGTACTTCAAATCAGAGGTGCTGACGAAAACATTCAAAAAATTCTTTACAGTCTATTTTACGACGTATTAAATATCGAATTTAACCTTTGGTTCTGGATTCGTAATATGTGTAAGTACGGTGATTTCTTCTTAAAACTAGAGATTGCAGAGAAATACGGTGTATATAATGTAATTCCTTTTTCTGCCTATAACATCGTACGTCTTGAAGGTACTAATCCTTCTAATCCTTCTGAGGTAATTTTTAAATACGACCCAACTGCTGCCCTAGGTGCTACAGCAGGCTATTCTACCTCGTATCAGAATACAGATTTAGGTATTACGTTCTATAATTACGAAATGGCCCACCTCCGTTTGATTGGAGATATTAATTATCTCCCTTACGGACGTTCTTATTTAGAGCCTGCACGTAAACTTTATAAGCAGTATGTACTAATGGAAGATGCGATGATGATTCACCGCAT